ATCATAATAGCTGTGGTGACCTTGTAAAGTATGTCAGCCAGTATGGTACCAGTAAGTGTAACTGGACCAAACAGGATGTCCAAGCTTTCAATGAAGTTGAGGAATGGCGTGTGGGCTTTACACTGGGTAAAGTCTGTAAGATGCTAATGATGGGCGCTCCTCTGCGTGATTCTACTAAGGAATATATCGAAAAAGAGTTTGAGAAGATTCTCACTATTGGGCGTGAGCGTATTGCTGCTAAGAAGGCAGCAGATGTTGGTGGCGTCGTTAAGCTTACTATCCAAGACCGTATGCGTGAGAAGTTTCATGACATCATTGGCGAGATCGAAGAGTGGTATGACAACTGGGACGCAGGCAAGGAAGTGCCTGATATGGTCACTTGGTTCCGCAATACTAATGTTCCGCAACAGTTCGTCAATCAAATTGCTGAAGTATTCACTCCCCGTATGGAAGAGCTGCTTGCTGCTAAAGGCAAGACAGCTGATGAACAGTTGAAGGAAGGCTATCGTCATATTGACAAAGCTAAACTTAAACACCTCAGCGAGTTTTACAGCAAATTAACTGATGCTCTTGAGACTTATGGTGCTGTTAAGAAAGCAGTGCGTAAGGCTCGTGTTAAGAAAGCTCCTAGCAGAGAGAAAATGGTTAGTAAGGTAAAGTATTGTGTGCAGAACACTGAACTTAATCTTGTCAGCGTTAACCCAGTAGATATCATGGGTGCTAAGGAGTTGTGGATCTACAACATCAAGACACGCAAGATGGGCAAGTATGTTGCTGCCGCAGATGCAGGTCAGCTAGGTATTAAAGGCAGCACTATCTTAGGATATGATGAGAAGAAGTCAGTTGCTAAGACACTGCGTAAGCCTGCTGAACAGTTAAAGAACTTTAGCAACAGTGGTAAGATTGCATTGCGTACCTTCCTTGAAGATATTAAGGCAATGCCTGTAGAGTTAAATGGTAGGTTATCAGCAGATATTGTGCTGCTTAAAGCAAGCAAGTAACTGAATAGGTCATCGCACGAATAAATAATATGCGATGACCACTTTACAAGAATCTAAAAATGAAATCTTCGACTACGTCCGCTATAGTTTAGGCGATGGCATGATTGATATTGAGCTGGATCCAGTTCATTATGAACAAGCTTTGAATCAATCATTGATTCGTTTTAGACAACGCAGTAGCAATTCAGTTGAAGAAAGCTATAGTTTTTTAGAACTTCAAATGGATACTAATACTTACACACTTCCAAAAGAAGTTGTCAGTGTTCGAAATTGTTATAAAAGAAATATCGGATCTAACAGTGGTACGTCTAGCCAGTATGAACCATTTGAAGCAGGCTTTGTTAACTTCTACATGATTCAATCAGGTCGTGTTGGAGGTCTTGCCACTTATGCGTTCTATAGCATGTTCTTAAAAGAAGCTGCTAAAATGTTTGGTGGCTATTTGAATTTCACGTTTAATCCTGTTTCTAAACTATTAACTATCATGCGCCGTCCACGTGCAGACAAAGAAACAATTTTGCTTTGGACTGAAAACTATAAGCCTGACATTACTATATTACAGGATACTTATAGTCAGCCATGGATTAGAGAATATACGCTGGCATTGTGTATGCGTAGTCTGGGGCAGGCTCGCAGTAAATTTGGAGCATTGCCAGGACCAGGTGGCGGCACACAACTTAACGGTGCCCAGTTATTAACTGACTCAGCAGCAATGATGGAGAGATTAGAACTTGAGGTTTCTAATTATATGGCAGGTGAGGTGCCCGCCTGGTTTGTGATCGGCTAATTGAGGATCAAATGCGTTTACACGAAATAGCTTCAACATTCTATCATGGTAGCATGGATGAGTTGCCTGTGGGCACAGTGTTAACTCCGCGTGACAATTATGAGCAGACATGGGGTAACACAGATTTTTATTCTGCTTTAGAACGCTATCGTCCATCCAATATGTTAGGTCATCGTCAAGGTGTATTCATGTGTCATGATCCTGATGATATTGATTTAGCAGGCGGTGGCACTGAGTGGTTGTTTACAGTTGTACCATTGGGTACAATTCAAAAACATGATCTTAATTGGGGATCAGAAGTTAGTATGTTGATCAGTGATGGCTACGCTGTTGATAGCCCAGAAGTTAAAAATGCTGCTGAAAAATATTGGGCAGGGGTTCCTCATTACAATGAATCAGTTTGGGAATACTTAACTCCTTCTGCTAAAATCACAGCAGTTGAGGAATATTGATTCCTTACAGTTTTTCTGTTATAGTTTCTATATGCTAGTAGGAATCATTGGACTTATTAACTCGGGCAAGAGCACAATTGCCAACATCCTTGTGGAAGATTATGGCTTCATTAAAGTATCATTTGCTGACAGTCTTAAAGACGCTGTGTCGGCTATATTTGGGTGGGATAGACAACTCCTGCAGGGCGATACTGAAGCGAGCCGTCTGTGGCGAGAACAAGTAGACGAATACTGGTCTAATGTCATGCAGCATCCTGTTACCCCACGTTGGGTGTTGCAGCATATTGGTACTGAAGTGATGCGAGATCATTTCCATAAGAACATTTGGGTGCATAGTCTCATGCGACGCACCAATGATCCTACAAAAAACTATGTTATTAGTGACGTTAGATTTTCTAACGAAGTTGATGTAATACTAAGTCAGCAGGGACGAATTTGGGAAGTACAACGCCCTCCTTTGCCTGCTTGGTACAGCAACAAATTTGAAGATTATGATGATCTCAAGCGACACATGGATATCTATCATCCTGAGATTCATAGCAGCGAATGGGAATGGCGTTTAGTAAATCGAAATAATGTCATTCGTAATGTTGGGTCTTTACAAGATCTTAAAAATAAAGTATCGGTCATTATATCCCAATAGAACTTGTACAAACACCCCGGTTTTAAACTGAATCGCTAAATATTACTAACCTACTAAAGGATGTAATAATCATGGCAAACAATTTAGTTTCACCGGGCGTACAAGTAACAGTAATTGATGAGAGTAACTATGCTCCTACTGCTGTTGGTACTACCCCATTTATTTTGATGGCAACTGCTCAAGACAAAACCAATGCTTCTGGATCGATAGCTACTGGTACTATTAAAGCAAATGCAGGAAAAGTTTATACTGTCAGTAGTCAAAGAGAATTAACTAGTTTGTTTGGGTTACCTAACTTCCCAACTGACGCAAGCGGAAATAGACTATATGGTAGTGAATTATCTGAATATGGTCTACATGCTGCATTCAACATTTTAGACATTACTAGTACTGTATATCTAATGAGAGCAGATATTAATTTATCTCAACTTCAAGGAGCTTCGGTACGACCTTCATCTCCCGCAGTTGGTGGTACTTTATGGTTGAATTCATCAGCTACGTCTTGGGGATTGTTTTCATGGAATTCATCATCGCAAGCTTTTACACAGATAACTCCAACTTTTCTAACTGATACAACTCAGCTTTCAAGTAATGTGCCAATTGCAAGTTATGGTAATGTAGGTGATTATGTTGTAGTAGGTACCACTAGTTACAATCCTGTGTATACTAAGAATTATTTAGGAAACTGGGTACTAGTAGGTAGTACTTCATGGCAGTCAACCTGCGCCCCATCTGTTCAAGCAGCTTACACCAATGTTACTAGTTTAACTGCTACTAATTCTATTAAAATTAATAATATTACTATTACTCTATCAGGAACTACAGATGTGCAATTAGTAGCACAAATCAATGCATTAAATACTGGTGCTGGTATTACTGGTGTAACTGCTGCAATGGTTAATAATAAATTCACACTATTTGCTACAAGTGCTGCAAAAAGTAATGGAACAGATGTTGATGGCGCAATTAAAATTGAAGCAGTAAGTCCTTCCTCTGGTGGTACTCCTTTATCTTTATTGGGAATCACTGCTGGAACATATGCTAGTCCAACAATACAATTTAGTGCTCATAGCAGTGTTCCGCAGTGGAAAACTATTAATTCTACACCAAGACCTTCTGGAAGTGTTTGGATTAAAACTACTGCTTATAATTACGGATCAAATCTTGCAATTTATCGCAGAAATTCTGTAACAAATACATGGGATTTAATTCCTGCTACTTTATATAATGGCGATGCTGATGCAATTAATGGATTAGATCCAACAAGAGGTGGTTTAGGAATTCCTCAAAATTCTCTTTATATAAGATATAATGCAGGATATACAACTGGATCAGTTATATCAGATATAGCTTATAGAGTTTTTGAAAGAGCTGCAACTGGTCCTACTGTTGCAACTGGAAAAATTACTAATCCAACACTTACAGCTGGCAATACATTTACAGTACAAGCAAGTCAAACTGGTTCATCTGTAATGTCTGCTGCTATAACTATTACTGTACCAGCAAGTCCAAATAATACTGTACAGGGTGTAGCAGCAGCATTTAATGTTGCGATGGCTACTAATAATATTCAAAATGTTAATGCAAGTGTTGATAGTTATGGACACTTTGTATACACACATGCTACTGGTGGTACTTTGTATGTTTTAGATACAAGTGGAACTCCAAATGCTGCAATGGGATTCGATTCTACAGTTCCTTACGTTTCTGTAGGAAATAGGTCTCCAAATACTTTAAAGATATCCAATTGGGTATATCCAACTGAATTAGTTGCTCAAGCATCTCAACCAACATCAGTTCCAGCTGATGGTACACTATGGTATTATTCAGGTATTCAAGAAGCTGATATTATGATTAACTATAACAATGTTTGGAAAGGTTATCATAAGGTAACACAGGATACAAGAGGTAATAACCTTTCACTAACAGACCCAAATGGTCCAATTTTTAGCTATAGTGCCCCAACTACACAAAGCGATGGAACACCATTGATACATGGTGACTTGTGGATTGATAACAGCAATTATGATTCATATCCTGTTATTTGGCGTTGGTCGTCTGTTTCTAATACAGGTGCAGGAAGTTCTGATCAATGGGTACAGATAGATACAACTGACTCAACTACTGAAAATGGCATCGTATTTGCTGATGTACGTTGGGATGGAAATAGTGATGGAACGGGCGGCGATCATGATATTTTCTTAGATCCACTAGTACCAGTTACTCAACTATTAACTAGTAATCATGTTGATTTAGATGCTCCAAATCCAGCACTATATCCAAATGGTTGCTTGCTATTCAACACACGTCGTAGCAGCAGTAATATTAAGCAGTATGTTCAAAACTATTATAATGCAACTAATTTTCCTTTACTTAGTTTACCAGCTGTAAAAGATACTTGGATGAGTTATAGTGGTAAGAAGTGGAATAATGTTCCTTATTTTGGACGTCAAGCAGTTCGTAATGTTGTTGTTAGTGCAATGAAAGAAGCAGTAATCAATAGCACTGATCTACGTGAAGAAGGCAAGGCATTTAACTTGCTTGCTTGCCCTGGATATGTAGAATTGCTTAGTAGCCTAAAAGTTCTTAATGATGATAGAAAGAATACAGGTTTTATCATTGGTGAAGTTCCGATGGGTCTTACAACTGATACAACAGCTATCGAAAACTACTTAACAGATAGCTTAGGTACTGGAACTACAGGCGAAGATGGATTAAACACCAATGATCCATATACTGCTGTGTTTTATCCAGGTGCAGTAACTATGAACCCATTGAGTGGAGTTGGATCTATTGTTGTTCCAATGTCAACACCAATGCTAAGAACATTTGTTCGTAATGATCAAGTAAGTGAAGTTTGGTTTGCGCCAGCTGGTAATACACGCGGTGTCATTGATAATGTTCTATCAGTTGGATATATTGATCGTATGATGCATAATGCATTTGTTCCAACTGGTGTTCCTCAGTCATTGCGTGATGTATTATATCAGCAGCAGGTAAATCCAATCACTTATTTCCCAGGTGTAGGACGTATCAACTACGGTAACCATACTAGACAAGCTACTGCAACAGCACTTGATCGTATCAATGTTGCACGTCTTGTTGCTTATCTACGTCAGAGAATTGAAGAATTAGTTCGTCCATTGGTATTCCAACCAAATGACAAACTAACCAGAGATACTGCAAAAGCATTAATTGATAAATTAATGATTGATGTAACAACACGTCGTGGATTATATGATCATCTAGTTGTTTGCGATAATACAAACAATACAAATGATACAATTGATCGTAATGAACTACATATTGATATTGCTATTGAACCAGTTAAAGCTGTGGAGTTTATCTACATTCCAGTTAGACTAAAAGCAACTGGACAAATTGCGGCAGGCAACCTTACTGTATCAACACCATTGGGTTAATAATAATTATTATTATAAGAGAGGCTCAAAAGAGCCTCTCTTTGTGACTGCTAGATAAAAACCTTGTCAAGAACTATAAATAATTACAGCAGGAGTAAAAACAGATGGCAGTTGCATCTTTAACAAAAATGACTGTACCTTTGAGCACCGATCAGAGCAGTAATGCTCAGGGCTTATTGATGCCTAAGCTAAAGTATCGATTCAGAGTTACATTTTTAAATTTCGGAGTTACTAATCCAACATCAGAGCTTTCAAAGCAGGTAATGGATTTTACTCGTCCAACATTAAATTTTAATCCAATTACGATTGATATCTATAATAGTAAAATGTATCTCCAAGGTAAGCCAGAGTGGGGTACTTGTACCGTTGATTTCCGTGATGATGTTAATGGTAAGGTAACAGGATTAATTGGCGAGCAAGTACAGAAACAATTTGACTTTGCTGAACAAGCAAGTGCTGTATCCGGTATTGATTACAAGTTCCAAACTATTTTTGAAGTACTGGATGGTGGTAATGGAAACATTACTCCAAATGTACTTGAAACTTGGGAAATGTATGGTTGCTTTATTACTGAAGTTGATTACGGTGGGTTTGATTATAAAGAAAATGATCCTGCTAGTATTAAAATGACTATGCGTTTTGATAATGCTCTTCAAACCCCAACAGGGTCAGGTGTAGGAACCCCAGTTATTGGCGTTGGTACTAAAGGTACTACGTTTGCTGTCACTGGATAATACCAATGGCTACTAGCGGCCAAGGTATTTGGTTTTCATTAGGTAGTGGATCTGTGCGGGATTATGCTCATGCCGCACAGATATTTCGTACCAATGATTTTTCTAGAGCTCCTAAAAGCAAGTTTCTATTCTACGTAACATTCAATATTAATCCTGCTGCAACATCAGATCAATTTACTGCTGCACCAACCCCAGTAGGTCCAAATGAATTAAGCTATCTTGTTAAATCTATAGATATGCCAAAATTTGAAATAGATATACAAGATTTAAATCAATATAATAAACGAGTAATTATACAAAAAGGCATAAAATATAATCCAATTAACATTAAATTTCATGATGACAATATTGGAAGTCTCAGACATTTTTGGCAAAGCTATTACAATTATTATTATGCGGATGGCTCCTATACCAATTTAGATTATGATACACTGAATGATGACAAATATACAGCTAGAAAAAAGTCTCGCTGGGGAATGGATACAGGTGCTAAAACTTCGTATCTAACAAGTATTGAAATATACAGCATGTATCATGGTTCAGAAACACAGTTGATTACCTTACAAAATCCTTTCATTAGCAATTTTAGTCATGATACTCATGATTATTCAGAAGGTAATGGAGTATTAGAATCATCTATGCAAGTGCATTATAATGGTGTTACATATGAAGATAGCATAGATGCTAGTTACGGTATACCTGGTTTTGGTTTAGATAGTCCTGATACTTACGATACAGAAACTAGTTCAATTGCAGGTCCCAATGGCGGACTTCAAATAAACATATCTACAGGGCAGTTGTTTAATCCTAAAACTACCAGTAAGCAATCTACTTCCAAAATTTATAATCCTAATCATTCGTTATCGGCGCAAACAAATTCTTATAATAAAACTATTTCAACAGCACCCAATATCATTAATAATAATCAACTAGCATCTGTATTACAGAATACAGCTATTCTTCCTTCTAATAGTGGTTATGTATTTCCAACAATGACTACTAAACCTTATAAGAATCAAGATTATGGTGCAGTTCAAATAACCGGTAAAGTGGCATTCAGTGACGGTTCCTTAGTTCAAAATCCTGCTGACATCGGTACACATTATTCTCAAAATAGTTGGCAAGAAGCTTTATATCAAAAAGGATATAGCTCTGATCAAATATCAGCTGCGAATCAATATATAGATAATGCTGGCGCAGGCGCTTTCGGCGCAGGAATACCACCTCTTCCGGGACAAGAATATGTTGGACCAAATTATCAACAAATAGCTGAACAATTTTTAAAAAATCCGCCGGCTGGTTATAATTATGGCCAATCACAACCGCAGCCATATAATCAAATTTTATTAAATTCTACAAGCAGTACACAGCCGGTATATCAAGGAACTGATCTATCAACTCAATTAAGTCAAAAAGGATATTCCACTGGCGATATTGCCAGTGCAACTCAATTTTTATCAACATTGAAGCTTGCTCCCGGATCAGATATACAACAAATTGCCGAAAGTTATATAGCTAATAGTGCGGGAACAACAGCACAATATAAACACATTGCTACAACTATCAGCAGCAATGCAACTACACAATCAGTAATTCCTAATACTAACGTATCAGCTTCTCTATAAATACTTTATGGCAACTAATCTTCCAACTACAACATCTAGTACTAATCAATTCTTTAATGGTTATAATAATCAGCAGATTAATATTGATCCTGAAGTTTATGGTCAAGTATATGCATTTTTTGCAGCAAAAACGACCTCGGAAGCAGCAGCACAGCAGTTGACTCAAAATGTTATTTTGTTAACATATGATAATAAGTTAGATCCATTAAAGATAATAAATGATTTTAATAAAGCTGCAACAGATAGTGAATTAAAAACTTTATTAGTCGCATTCTTTAATAGTCTAAGACCATCAACTAGTAAGTTAGGATTCAGCAGTAATAATAACTATACTAACCAATGGATACAGAGGAATATATTAGTGTGAGTAAGTATGCTCAAGGTAAATTTGAAATAAAAAATATTGAAAAATATGCTGGAAAACGCATGCCTACATATCGTAGTAGTTGGGAATGGGCGTTTATGAACTTCTGCGATAATCATCCTAATATCATTCAATGGGCGAACGAATCCATACATATTCCATATTATAATCCATTTACACAAAAAAACACAATATATGTTCCTGATTTCTTTGTTGTATACCAAGGTAAAGATGGAGTTAGAAAAGCTGAGTTAGTAGAAATTAAACCCAGTGGCGAAGTTATGGAAACCGTTGGCAAAGGGCAACGTAATCAAGCAATGGCTGCACTTAATCAATGTAAATGGCAAGCTGCACAGGCTTGGTGCAAGTCACAAGGTATTACCTTTAGAGTAATTACAGAAAACGAAATGTTTCATAATCCTAAAAAAGTTCGCAAGTTCAAAACAAGATAATTACTTGTATGACTAAGAAACTTGAAGAATTATTTGACTTACCAGAAGTTACAACTGATGACTTTAGTAAAGAAGAAATTAAACAGGCGTTAACTAATGCAAATTCTATAGAATCTTCTTTACCAGTTGAGCCTGAAAATAGAACTGATAATGAACTAGATGACATTACGAATAAAGCTATGGAAAGTTTTGAAAACTTAATGAGCTTGGGTATGAATACAGAGCCTCGTTTTAGTGCTCCTATATTTGATAGTGCAAGTAAAATGTTAGGACATGCTGTTACTGCTAAACTAGGTAAAGCGCAGAAAAAACTTAAAGAAACTGAGCTTAAGATGCGTCTCATGAAAATGGAAGCAGATAAAAAACCTGAGGATACTAGCATTGCAGTCGAAGCTCGTGTTTGGGATCGCAATGACTTAATCAAAAATCTTAAACAACAATAAATACATCATAAGGATCTAACTAAAATGAGAGCTTTTGCTGAATATCTGACAGAAAGTGCTAAGAAGTACATGTTCCGTGTTCGTGTTGCTACAGAGATGAGCAAGGAACAAATGGACCGTATGAAGACAGCATTGGAGAAATATGATTGCGACGACATCAGTGAACCAAAGCGTTTGCCAATCACACAAAAAACTTTTGGATTCGATCATCTTACTCACCCCGAAGTATATGTTATCGATGTTGTTACTAATTATCCTTGCAGCCCAATCGAATTGCAGGCATTGTTTCATTCAGCAGCAGGTATTCCTTCAGGATTAGTAATGATAACTACTCCCACTCAAGAAATATTAGCTGCTCCTATCGAAGGTGAAGCAGTTAAAGGACAGGCAATCTTAGATAAGAGTCTTCCTAACAATACATATCCTCAAATGTTGGCTGATCTTGAACAAGCAATTGCTTCTAAAGAACCCGCCAAATATCAATATACATATGCTGCTAAGAAGACTGCTGCTGCTGACACTTCTAACGATTTACCACAAGGTAAGACTAGTCCAGTTGGCACAACACGAAATAAACTACCTAACCCATATAAGAAATAAGGAACAATTCCCATGCAAATGATTGATGTTATTACAAAACTAAGAGAGATTGCAGAACGCAGTCCAGAAGAAATTGGCCGCGCTATTACTGCTGCCGAACAGCTATCGGGACGTAGAGTAGCTGAAGAAGCCAAAAAGAAACCCGACGCTGACGGTGACGGCGTTCCAGACTGGGCAGACAAGAAGCCTGGTAAAGATGATAATGAAGATAATGAAGATAAGGATGATGCCGAAAAGAAAGGCATGTCAGCCAAACAAGAAAAGTATTTTGGTAAGAAAGTAGATGAAGACATCTCCATTACACTAAGCGGTAGTGATGCTGTACTTGCTGAAATTCTAAAGCTTGCTGGTATGATTGGTGCTAAGACTGTCAAAGGTGCTGAAGCTGTTACTACTGCTCCTGCCGCTCCAAATCCAACACTTGGCATGCCAACTCCGCCTCCCCCGCTTCCTGCTCTAGGTGCTCCTGGCGGCGCAATGGGTCCATCAATTCCCGACGATTTAATGGGTGGGATGGATGATATGGGTAGTGAGACAATGATGGATGATGCATTTAGTGCATCAACAACTCCAAGTCCAACAACAATGGGAATGGCTTCTGCTGTACCCGCAGGTAACGATCTTGCAAAGCCAAAGATTACTACCCCTATGACATCTCCAGGCAACAACCCAATGCACTCTTCTATCTCATTTGATTAAGGAATTAACACCGTGGACTTTCGCAAATATATCTTAGATACCGAACGTCTTTTATCTGCGCCAGTTACCGGTGATGATTTTGATTTTCAAATTAACCAAGAAATAAGTATTGAATGTTCAATTCTAGAACATGGTGATGACAGCTATGTTATTTCGATTGATGAAAGAGCATTAAAACTACTTGAATCAGTTGGACTAATCGTAGAAGGTCAGATGTGTACAGAGTGCGGCATGGGCACTATGTATGTGGAAAGCAAAAATAATATGAGATGCGACGAGTGTGGATATTCAATGCAAATGGAAGCTGCACCGCCGGTACACTTAATGAGAGCAAGAGAACTTGATCTTCATAAGGATATGGGCGAAGGCTATTATATTGGAAGTGATGTACATGATTCTGGCGATAATCGTAAAGTAAGTTATTCACTTTATAAACTAGAAGATCCTGCAGGTTTACAGGATCAATTTGCAAATGCATGGCGTGATGTAGGTTTTCTGCAAGTAAGTCCTTATCGTGCAACTCCAGAAGAAATTATGGCTGCTGCTGCTCAACTAAAGATTAAAGATAAAGCAATGCATATGCAAAAGGAAGATGAAGATCCTTATGTAAAGAATTTGCCTCCAATTAATGCTACTGGCGATGGCAATCAAGCTCGTACAAATTCATTGGCTAAGATGGCGCAAGGTCAATCAGCTACTCCTAGAGCAGCTACACAGTCTGATAAAGAAGCTTATCTTAAGATGGAATCAAAATTATACGAAGCAGATTATCATGGTAAAGCAGTTACAATAGGTAAACCAAGTGCAGGCGATGTTAAAAAATATAAAGTGTTTGTAAAAGATCCCTCAACTGGAAATATTAAAAAAGTTAATTTTGGTGATCCAAAAATGACTATTAAGCGTGATAATCCAGATCGCCGTAGAAATTTTCGTGCTAGACATAATTGTGCTGATAAGAAAGATCGTACTACAGCAGGTTATTGGTCTTGCAAAATGTGGTCAAATAAACCTGTCAGTAAAATACTAAAAGGTGAATGATGAGAGCATGTGAATTCGTAGTAGAAGCTAAAAAAACCAAAGCACATGGTGAACATGTTTCTGCTATGAACCCCAGCATGGTACTACATGACATGGATCCTGGATATGATTTCTACAGGTTCATGAGTATAATTGCAGGTGATACAGATAATAAAATGGATTCGCATCACGAACACTTCAATGCAACTCCTTTCGTAATGTCATACACTCCTGAAGAACAAGAAATGTTAATTCGTGGTCTTAAGAAGATGGGTAAGAAACATAAAAAAGTATCTACTAATAAAAGTCAGGAACATAATAGTACAAACAATATGAGTCCTGTGCCACATAACAGCGGAAGAAGAAAATGAGAGCATGTGAATTTATAATAGAAACGGATATTGGTGCCAATGCCAATGATCTGCCTAGCGATCAAGTAGCTGCTATTAAAGGTGCTCTTACTATGCCTGATGTTAGTATAAACAAGAGTAATGGCAGTCCTTATACTCAGTATCGTTTTGGTATAGCACTAGCTGGCGCTCCTGATTACCCAACTAAGGCAGCAGGTGCATTTGCTGGAGATCCTTTACTATCTACCTATACTGATGAAGAACTAGACATGATTAACGCTGCTGCTGATATGGTTGGCGCTGGCAGGGTCAAGAGATTAAGTAGCAATCGAAGTACTGAATTAAGCAACACTAATAAGACTAGCCCAGTCCCGCAAAATAGTGGTAAACATATTAAAAGAAATTCATAATGGATGCAATTGCTGAACTTCAGAAACTAGCAGGTATCAATTCTTATAAAGGACTAACTGCTTATGAAGGTAGCAATATAAGCAAGACTGCAACTGAAAAAGTTAATCTTATGAAAGAGAATAATATACAACCTGGCACTGATGAATGGTTTCAATTGTGGTTCAGTAGACCCTATTTAACAAATGAACCGCCGGTAGGATTTAGAGGTCGTAAAAAATGAGAGCTAAAGAATTTATCACTGAACAAGAACGCGATGTGAGTGGAGAACATTATTTTCCATTGCCTATGCCTACTGCTGCAATTGTTCCTGATGCAAGCCAAAATTTTTATCACATGTATCGTTTTGGTATTGCAATGAGTAAATCTCCAGACGAAAACATTAATATGAATGATCAAACTAATATTGCTGATAAACTAGCAATTCTTCCCTATACAAAAGAAGATATGGAAATAGTTAAACGAGCAGGAAAATCAATCGGAGCTGCTCCTAAATTTATTAGTAATAAAGGAACTACAGAAGAAAATGGTGGCAACGCTACTAGTCCTGTTGCCAAATATGTTCCTACACGCAGATCAAGTTAAGAATGGTACCCAGCTTGGGTGTTTGATCTCATAATTATGGCTCTTACGTCTAGCTGAAAGCTGCCAATAGTCAGGTTTAAATGGCTCTCTAATAGGCTTTTGATAATTGTCTTTCTTCTCCTGATTGCAGGGCACACAAGCAGCAACACAATTTTCCCAATTGGTTTTTCCTCCCTTGGCACGAGGTATAACATGATCAATGGTTAACTCATGATGATCACATGTTTCGGCACAGTATTGACACTGATAGAGATCACGTAGATACATGTTAACACGACTGAATCTCACGCCTTTCTTAAAAGCATGATAGTCCTTGGTAATTGCAAGTGCAGGTACCATTAGAGTGGTACTGGGGCTATGTACTACCCAATCATCGTAGTATTCGATAATTTCAATTCGCTCCATAAACTGAAGCTTGATAGCCTGTTGCCAATTAATAACAGACAGCGGTAACCAACTAAGGGGCTGCCAGTTAGCATTGAGTATTAGAGTTGCTGACATCGCTTTTATTTACACTTTGAGTTTACCTATATTCTATTGTAACTTATTAGATTATTTTGTCAATAAATATCTATAACCAAATGTTTGAAATATGAGCGGTGTAGACGAATTAATTAAAAAACCATATCTAAAGATGGCATATACTCTTGAAGAGATTATGCATCTTCAGAAGTGTGCTGATCCAATAACTGGTCCAATGTATTTTTTAGAAAACTTTTTCTATATACAGCATCCTTTACGTGGCAGAATAAAATTTATTCCATTTGATTATCAAATTGATCTAGTAGAAAATTATCATAACAATCGTTTTAGTATCAATATGCTTGGTCGTCAAATGGGTAAAACTACCTGCGCTGCTGGTTATCTACTTTGGTTTGCTATGTTTGTTCCTGATAGTACCATTTTAGTTGCAGCACACAAATACACTGGCGCACAGGAAATTATGCAACGTATTCGTTATGCTTACGAAAATACTCCTGACTTTATTAGATGTGGTGTTACTAGTTATAATAAAGGTAGTATTGAATTTGATAATGGTAGTCGTATTGTAAGTGCTACAACAACAGAAACAACTGGACGTGGTATGGCTATTTCATTGCTATACTGCGACGAGTTCGCCTTCGTTAGACCTACAATTGCTCGTGAATTTTGGACATCTATTAGTCCTACGCTATCAACTGGTGGTAAAGCAATTGTTACTAGTACTCCAAATAGCGACGAAGATCAATTTGCTGAGATTTGGAAAATTGCCAATAATAAGTTTGATGAATATGGAAACGAAACTCCATTGGGTAAAAATGGATTTGCCCCCATTATGTTTCCATGGGATCGTCATCCAGAGCGTACACAACCTTGGGCAGATCAAGAACGTGCAAGTATTGGCGATGACAGATTCAAACGTGAGCATGAATGTAAGTTTATCATCTTCGACGAAACACTAATCGCTCCAAGTAAATTGGCTGTAATGGAAGGTGTTAACCCAAATGAAAAGCAGGGACAAGTTCGATGGTATGAAAAACCCATTAGCGGTAATGTTTATGGTGTGGCCCTTGATCCTAGTTTGGGTACTGGCGGCGACCCAGCTGCTATACAGATATGGAATCTGACTACAATGAAACAAGTTGCTGAATGGCAGCATAATTTAACCGTTATACAAAGACAAGTTGCAATAATGAGCGAAGTTTGCAAATATATTGCAGAAGAAACAAATGAACCTGAAAACTTGTATTATAGTGTTGAAAATAATACCATTGGGGAAGCAGCACTCAACGCCATTTATGATATTGGCGAAGAAAGAATTTCTGGCAACTTTTTAAGTGAACCTGGCGTCCCCGGAAACGGACGTAGGTATCGAAAAGGATTCAACACTAGTCATCGTAGTAAAATTGCTGCCTGTGCTAAAATGAAATTGTGGGTTGAACAGGATAAAATGATTGTCAGAAGTAAAAGTCTAATTAGTGAACTTAAAAACTTTGTTGCTTCAGGAAATACTTATAAAGCAAAAATAGGTGAAACTGATGATCTTGTAATGAGTACTTTATTGGTTGTTAGAATGGCAATGATGTTGCGTCAATATGATTCTGATCTCAGTGAAACCTTAACTGATAATTTAGAAGATTTTATTGAACCCATGCCATTTATGATAATTTAACTAGAATGACTCATTTTAGGAAAAGGCGGTTCCCCGTGTTCTTTATAATGTTTATACAGCACACGATTGCTTAATATTTCAACCCACAGATCATGTTTAGGTTGGTTTAATTCCCAAAAATTAAATGTCATATGACTTTGTACTGGTCTAATGAAGAAAGTTTTTTCTTCAGGCATAATCATAATTTGACTAGTTGTACGCATTTGCTTTTTATCATGTGCTGTACGTAGTACATTAAGTTGAGGGTTATCAACATATGTTCCGGCCATTCCGTCAATTATGTCTTCTGGTTCTTCTGCTTTGTTAACAATATTTTGAGCAATTTTACGACGGCTTTCACTTGAAATACGACTTGCAGTTTGATTATCGTCTACACCACGTTGATACCCTGCCCAATCTAACCAAACACCGTGATTAGTTCTTGTAATGGTTTTATCTTTTGGTACTTCATGTATAACATATTCATATTCTTTGTTTGCATATCCCCCAGGCTTCCAAGCACCTTCTAGTAGATAACAAGTATCACGATCAAATATAAGTGTGTTTCCAGGAAGTTTTTGTTTAATTAAACTCATTGCAGCAGCTTTTACATTAGGATATGTCAATGCTCGTTTAACTTTAACACCATCTTTACTGGGCGTAGTAGATCTAACGGTTATTTCTTTCTCATCATCCATGACCATTAGACTAGCACTGAGAATACATACGCCGCCGCTGTTAAAGCCTTCGCAGTATTGTGTTATGTCGTCCCAGAAAAGCATTATCTCAACGCCTTTCTTTTGTATTCTTTTAAAACTGATTTCAGGAACATAGTTTCTGTCTCGATTTTTTACACCGACCCAGCCTTTATCTTCAAAGTATTTTGCTGCTACTACACACATGAATATATTTATGGATTATTGTAAGTTTGCTCAAACAAGCTAAATATTATTATGTCAGGTACAGAACAAGCAGCGAATGATCTTTTCTTTAAATTGAGAAATCGATTTCCACATATAAACATGACTGACGACGATAGTCAGCCAACTGAAAATCCGCAAGCATCGCGTTTCTTTAATTTTGATTATGAAGAAGATGGTGTTAAGTTTGGTAATCTTACTGCCAGTTTAGTAGATAGTCAAACTTTAAGTTTAATTTATCATCTTGACATAACAAAATATATGGATCGTGAGGAAAAGAAAAAGTGGTATAATTTTTTAAGAGAACTTAGAAAGTTTGCCAAATCTCATATGCTAAGATTTGATGTTCATGACATTACTAAAGCTGAATTAAGCCAGAAGGATTTAAAGTTCGTGACTAACCAAAATAAACAAAAGAATCAACTTGGCGAAAGCCGTGTACTTTGGGCACGTCGAGGAAAAGTAAGTGAAGGTGCAGTGGGCAATGTTAAAGTTCATGTATTTCACAGCGAGCGTATGGATGAGAATCCACACAATAGACTATTGCGTGTTGATCGTATCTTCCTTGTTAACGAATCTGGCGAACGTTTTTTACTACCATTTAAAAGTGTAGTTGGTGCCAAAGCAATGGCCAATCATGTTGGTAGAGGTGGCAATCCTTATGATACAACAGGTAAGCTAATTGGCAATGCTGTTAATGAAATGACAAATTTACGTCGATTTGCAAGTGCAACACGTCGTAAGACTTTTGAAAGTGATGATGCACATCAAGTTATCGAAGCAGCAAGATCAATTAAAGAAAGCATTCAACGTAGTTTATTCAGACTTGCTAATAATAGTCGTTTTGATGAAAATATTGAAGATTTAAACAAGCTACTAGCAGAACAAGACGACGTAGAGGATATTAAGCCTTACTTTATGCAGAACACATATAACGAAAATTTAGACAATTGGCTAGGCAGTGCTGCAAAGGCATTTAAACAATACAAAGGAAATATTATGGAAAACCTCAGAGAATCAGCTGGCACGGTAGCTCAGAAGTTAAGCAATCCACAGTGGAAGTTGGTACTTAAAGATGAACCAGCAGAAGATAGAATTATTGCTAGTAGCAAGTATTCTGATGGTCGTGCATTACTACGTCGAATACTAGGTACTATTGCTGATCGTGCAAGCATGGATGACAGCGATATTGCTAACTGGGCAAGTCAAATTGGTCAAGATATGGAAACAGGTGCTGCTTCGCAAGAAGATATGCAGATTGCATTGCATCTTGCCAAGCGTTATCAAAATGATCTTGCTCAAATTGCTAAGAATCCAGAATATGGTAAAGAAGTTCGTGTTGCTGCATTTGGACAACGTAAAGATTTGTATGGTAAGACTAAAGGTGCAGAAGAAGAATTTGAAAGCTTTGTACATGGCATCGGTGAAGCTGATGACGAACAGCATGGTCTACCTCCAATGTCAGCAGGCGAGCGTATTCAACAGAAACTAGGTACAGGTGCGTTTGCTCCTCAGAAAGCAGGTCCTGTTAATAAAGAACCACTGCCAGGCAGTCCCGGGCCTGATCAGTCTGACAAAGATGCACTAACTCGTATGATTGATAATGAAAGTGCAGAAGGTAGCGAAACAGCAATGGATAGAGTTAGTGCTAGAGTAGCAGGAAGAACTACTAATGAAGCATTAGATACCATGATGTGGTTGGCAGGCGTAAAAAAAAAGTCTGAAGTAAGCGAAGCTGATCCACGTGCTGATGTAGTAGATTTCATGAGACAGCAGGGCAGACTTCCTGATACTACATATTTTGGTGGCAGTAAATCAGATTCGGCTACAAAGGTTTCTAATACCACCAAACCATCAGCTAATGAACCGCCAACAAACTCACGTATAAATGTTAAAGCAGATACAGGGGTTGCGCCTGGTGTCAGTCCAGCTATTGCAGATCCAGTTGGTCCATCTAACGCACCTGGTGTCAGTCCAGCTATTGCAGATCCAGTTGGTCCATCTAACGCACCTAGAGTAGGACCGGCTATTGCAGATCCAGTTGGTCCATCTAACGCACCTAGAGTAGGACCAATAGACCCAATTGGCCCTCCGGGTTATTCCCCTAAAGTCTATAATGCTCCTTCTTCGGTTCCCTCATCAAGCTCAGGTGCTTTCACTGATCTTAAAAGTGGCATTGGTACAGCAGCTAAATCAGCACCTGGTATGGGAGCTATTGTTGGCGGAGCCACAGCAATTCCAGATGCTGTAAGTCAAGCAAGTCGAGGTGATTATAAAGGCGCGGCTGGAACATTAGGAAAAGGGGCTATTGGAGGTGCTTTAACTGGCTTAGCGACTGATCTAGGTGCTACTGCATTAGGCGGAGTAGGTGGCGCTGTATTAGCTCCTGCTGCTGCTGCATTTTTAGGCTCAACGAGCCCTGCACAAGGTGGTCCTGATGTCCGATCACCATTGGAAAATCCAACGCCAATGGCACAACAAAATCAAATGCAACCATCAGTTGGCAAATTACCATCAAGTTTAACATTTAACACTACACCAGTTGCTCAACAAAAGATGAATGACAGTGTAGAATTACATCGTATTAGATCATTGGCTGGAATAGGAAGAAAGTAATATGGATAAGAAACTGCACGAAGATTTAAACCGTATTAGAAAACTGTCTGGCTTAACCGAACAAGAAAAAAGAGATTGGGATACTGTTGATCCGGCGACAGGAAAAGTAACACATCATCATTATAGTAATGATACTGAACAACCAGGCGAAGTATGGGGCGATAATAAGTATAAAGTTCCATGGAATAGTAGTGACCGCGGTGATGGTACATTAACTGGTGCAAGGACAGGATTTGGTTCTGGGCAACAAGGCAGTGGTAGAGGTGCTGGAACTACTGGGAATGGGCAAGGCGCCGGGCAGCAAGGAACTGGTTTTGGCAGTGGTACTAGCACTGGCCAAGGCGGAAGAGGCGATGGCACAGGAACAGGTTACGGTGGAGAAATTCAGCGTATTCCAGGAAGCGGCACATCTATACAAAGAATAACACCATCCAACGGTGATACTGGGTATAGTGATGGACGTAGCAGTAGTCAGTCAACTACAACTTATCCTGATTATAGCACTAGCACTTATCCTGACGACAGCGATACACCTGTTAACCCTCGTCAAGCAGCAAGAGATAAGGCTCGACAGGATAAACAAGATAGATTAGATGCACAAGCATCAGCAGCCGCACAGCGCCAACAAGATGCACAAGATAGAGCACAGGCTGCAAAGGATAAAGCAGAACAAGATGCATATGATAAAAGTTATGTAAATCCTGCTTGGCAGAAAGAACAAGATAGAATAAAACAACAGCAAGCTCAGCCGCTACCTACCACACCAACAAGTGCTGCACCTCCAAGACCAACAGCAAAACCAATTGCTCAACAATTGTTATTGCCTGATTTACCTACCACACCAACAAGTGCTGCACCTCCAAGACCAACAGCAAAACCAATTACTCCTGCACCAATAGCTACTTTGCCTGATTTACCTACCACACCAACAAGTGCTGCACCTCCAAGACCAACAGCAAAACCAATTACTCCTGCTAAGGTAGAACCAGCTCCCGCGGCTCAACCAGTGGCGGCTCCTTCAAATCAAGATCATCCTAACACAACAATTTCTAATACTCCGCAAAAAGTTAATCCAAGTAGCGATAAGATAGTAATTCCGCCAGTTTTAACAACTAAAGAACCTAGTACATGGGATGTTCCGCCAGCTGGAGAGTATAAACCAAGTGCAAGCACTCCTACATCTATACCAAAAGCTAGTATTAGTGTTGCTCCAACACTGCCTGTAGCACCGTCGAAAGCTGATGAGCCAACTCCAGTTGAACTCATGCCAATGAGTGCTGCTGATCAGGAAAAAATGTTTGGTCCAATGCCAGGTAAAAGCTCATCATCTGCTGCATCACCTGGACAAACTAGCGCAGGTAGTGGATCAGCTGGACAAAGCACGAGTGGTGCAACTGGAGATAGCGGAGAAAAAGGTGGTGGAGCTAATAAAGGTAAACCATGGACTCCTATTACACCCAAAACAATTGGTGCTCCTGTATCGGACCAACCTAGCTGGGCTGCACAGCAACGTGCTACACAAGGTATTCCATTTGCTTCAGATAAAGTAGAAAAAGATTCAACACCAGCTGGTTCTGGTGGCACAGGTACTACATTAGATACAGGCAACGATTCTTCTATAGTTAACAATGAACCACGTACATTAACTATACCAGGACCCAGTAATAAAAGCGAAGGCATGAATCGTATGCTTCAGTTAGCTGGCATTAAAGAAAGCACAAAAGTGGAACGTCAGTTCTTACAAGAATCAAAAGTTAAAACAAATACGATTACCGATACAATACAGCGACTAGCCGGATTGAAATAAATAAAATATCACGGAGATTACGATGGCCAACGGCAAAAGAGAATTAATTGAAGATATTAGCGACATTCGTCGATTAGCTGGGCTTGCTGAGGCTCCTAAGCCAACAGTTATTAAGTCAACCGCCCCTAAAACAGCAGCTAATCCTGATCCAAATAATTATGGAAGTTTTAGTACTAACAACAATAGCCCATATGGGTTTGCTCAAGGCGGTTCTTCGGACGATACAGCAGCCAACTTTTTTGCATCAGACAAGCGTATGAGAGATGCACAAGCACAACAAGCTGCTCCTTCTTCAGCAGCACCTAAGACTGCTGCTCCAAAACCACAAGCACCTAAGATAGCAGCGCCAAAAGCACCTGCTGCGACTCAATCAGTTGATGACATTAAAGATTTTCAAAGGTCGCATGGACTTACGCCTGATGGCATCGTCGGGCCTAATACAAGAGCAGCAGGGTGGGGAAAACCTGCACCTTCATATTCTCCGCCAGTTGAACCTAGAAATACCGAACTTAGGCCAGATGCCGGTTCGGCAGAAAAAGCAGTAGGAAGTAACTTAGATACTCCTCCAATGGCTGTTTCGCCTTCTACTCGTCAAGATTTTCCTAACCCAAATCCAGGTGTAGATTCTGTTCCACAGTCAAAGTATAGAATTCCTGGTAGTAGCATTGCTAATCCCGGTGCAACAACAGTGCCACCCACAACAAATTCAGTAACAAATCAACCACCATCTCCGATATCAACTCCTCAATCTAGACAATCTGCTGATGATGCGCAGGATCGCGCTGATGCAGCATCTAGATTAATGAATCCTCGTCAATCGTTACCAACTGATAACATGTCTGTAATTAATACCCCAACTCCCAATATTGATAACATGCCTGTGCAACGATCTACTAGTGGTAATGTTGATAAAATGCCTGTGGTAAAATCAAAGATTGCACCTTACACCGGCGATATGAATAATACTTTTAATAAAACACCAGGGCCACAATCATATAATGAGCCAACATCAGACGATGATACATTAACTGGTGCAAGGACAGGATTTAGTTCTGGGAAACTAACTGCAAGTAAAAACAATTCAATCTTCCCACATGAAGTTATTAAAGAGCTTTATGATTTGGCAAACTTGGGAGAGGAAGAAGAGGACAATAGTCCAATTCCATTCAAATATACTCCAAGTCCTGGCTTACCTAAAACAGCAATGACTGGTGAAAAAGATACTAATCCATTCAGTAAGCCAGGCGCTCAGTCAGGGCAAAATAGCAACCCATTCAGTAAGCCAGGCGCTGGTTCAAGAATGGAAAAAGAATCCGTAGAGGAAAATAACATGGATAATCAAGGCTTACCACACAAAGATGAATGGGAATATGATCGTGAAGGCGACATGGCAAAAGATCAATTACATACAATCGTTAGACATGCAGAAGAGTTGGAACGTGCTTTAGGCGATACTGAAAATCTACCTGAATGGGTACAG